CGGAGACTCAGTAAAGATCGCCGCGGCGTTTGTGAGAATGTTCTGCAGAGCGTTTGCGCTGTGTTCTGCCATAGCGACCTCCTTTCTTAAGCTGCCATAAATCCGTTAGGGCATCCAGGATTCTGGTTCTGGTTGCACGTAAAGATCGGAGTCCGTCCGTATACAGGAGTTGTCGGAACCGGGCAGGAATTAAGACGGTTGTAAAGAGCGTCGACTTCGTTAGCCAGAGCAACGTCACGACTTGCGTTGTTAACCTGCGCTGTGAGAGCATCGATCTGGCCCTGCATACCAGCGATCCGGTTTTCGTAATTCTGCTTAACGCCATCGAGTTCAAGCTGGCAAAGCTTGTCCATAAGCATCTGCGCCTTAGCATCAGTATTAGATCTAGTTGCGGCACTCTCCTGAGCCATCGTGTACTTAAGATCTGCTACCGCAGCACGGTTTTCGCAGCAGCAATTCTGCTGGTTCATAGCGATCGTGTTGAGCTGCCCACCGATGCCTGTCTGCATCGCAAACTGCTGCTGAAGGTTCGCCATCTGCCTGTTGGCCGCCGCACTTTCAGCGTTAGCAAATCCGGCATTCATGTTAGCATTTACACCGGCAAACCCACTGCACTGCCCCTGAGCCAGGGATGTGATTGCTGAATTGATTCCGCCAATTCCGGTCATAACGGCCTGCTGATCAAAACCTCTCTGAACATCGTTCTGTGTATTTGTCATCATGAACGGCATCGAACCACCGCCACCGCCAAAAGCATTACCCCAACCGTTGCCCATCAGAGCGAACAGGAACAGAACGATGATCCAGAACGAGCCATCACCGAAACCGCCATTACCGAAACCATTTCCGCCGTACATCGGTCCAACAGGCATGACCATGCCATTTCCCTGATCTACTAAACTCATAGTCGCACGCTCCTTTCCATAAGTTTGTCATTAAATTTTAGTCCATTTTGAATTTTGTATACGAATCATTAGAGATAATTAGAACAACGGTCAATCACCTCTTTCGTATATATTTGGCAAGCCAAGCCTTCTACCAACAGCTTGCCCAGATCTGCACCGCACCATATTTACAGCCTGGCCCTCGGCTTTAACGGCAGATCGTCCCTATATTATTTAGTTGTCTTAGTAAGTTAAATGTGTGCTTTTCAAATCAGACGCATTTTTGATCCAACTTCTGGGAGCAACGTACCTACCACAATATTTACAATGGTCATCATTGTCATAGCATCTTTTACCACAATAAGGACACGCCGCGCCTTCTGATATCGTACCAGTATAAATATTTTTCCATGTTCTTGTCGTTTCTTCCGCCATGATAAATAAGCCTTTCGCTCGGATATATGCCATTACTTAAAGTATACTTAAGTTAGTAAAATTTCTTTGTTCTCTCTTTTCCACACAATTTGCACCTGCACAAAAATACGCCGACATGATAGCCAGAATAGTCCCAATAATCATAAATTGGCTTATTATCTATCTTATGCCATTCATGAATACAAAACATTCTTTAACTCCTATTCGAAGCATGTTTTAAATCATCCAGTTAAAAATTTTATGATAGAAATTATTCCAATAATAGACCACCACCATTTTAAGAATTTGTCTTTCATGATTTCATCTCCTATGTGGTGTGCTTTAAGTTACATCCATTTGTAACAGTCGCATTTCTTGCAACGGTATTCTTTGCGCTTTCCGTTGTGCACATTGATTTCATCGCCATACAGCATTCGGTTGAACACATAATCGTGATTGCAAAACAATTTTTTGAGAATATTCATGCTTACCTCCAAAGTTATTTGTGTCCTTTAATTCAGAGCAGACCCCCATCTCATCTACTCTATATATGCCGCCTTTTCTCTGTCTGGTTGATCGATGCTCAGACAACTATCGACGCTTCTAAGCATGGGCATACTCCACACGCTGTGTGCCAGCTAGTCGAATTCAACTCTACTTTCCATTATTGCCACTAAGTGCACCGGCGATCTGTAATATGTTGTTATACTGCTGTTGTGTCATCTGGCCGGAGTTAAGCATCTGCTGTGCCTGCATGAGAGCTTGCTGCTTGGGATCAAACCCGCCCTGCGGTAAGCTCTGCCGGAACTGATCAAACTGAGTCTTGAAATTAGCCATTCCGCCAAGTGCGTTGACGATCGGTATGTTGATCATTTCGAGTCACCTCCTCCAAGTTCTTTAAGCAGCTTGTCAAACTTTTCGCTTAGTGCGCTAAACTCAGCTCTGGAAACGGAGTCATTTTGAATATTTGCAGCCTGTGTCTCCTCAGTAAAGTTAAACGACCTGAGCGGCTGAGGAACTCCATTAGTTCCAGTAGACTTAAGCCAGAATTTACCAAGCTTAAAGCTAATCAGCTGGACTGTTGTGCCAGCAGCTACCGGATAGTCGTTGACCTCGTTTTCGCTGTTAACAAATACCGTCATGAGCGAGGTGGTATTTGGCTGGTACGCCGGCTGATAGTTTGGATAGTATGTGCGCTCTGGCAAAGTAGTTCCTGTGTATGGGACGTAACCATACGGGTTTTGGTATCCTGCCATTTATTGTTTCTCCTTTCTTTACTTCTTCCAATAAGATGTTGGAACTTCGTTTCCAGAATCAGATGTGTCGTAATAATCTCCATCGATCACGGCAACTACATGACTTCCAGTGGCGACTAAATAAGTACCATAAGGATGATCATGAGCGAAATGGCGAATTGTGTAGCAAGACGGACAAGTATCTGGAATTTCGTGATGTACAAATCCATTTGCTTTAAGATATGTTCCCCAAACGTTGTTTGCACTTGGCATATCGTGAAGAAAGTGCCCCTGCATGGTGATGTCGGCATATATGTTTTCCCAAGAATCGTCAAAGATCGCTGACAAGGCTCTCACTACACAATCGCTTACCGATTTACCGTCAGGATTTGGGTTATAGTATATGTAGCCCATTTGGATGTCACCTCACTTCTGGCCTTTTACACCATAGTATTTAGATTCGTATAGCATTTCTTATCCTCACTCGAAAGCATCCCTATGAAGCTTGAATGCAACCCAAGCGTCCATCAAAGCCGCCACGTTATCGATCTTGTACTCATATCGCTTCTTAAGTAGCTTTCGATTCCCGTTTGTGTCCTCCATAGTTATGCAGTTACCCATACAGTAGCTCATTAACTCTTCGTCAAAGAGAAGTTTTCTATCTTCAGCCAAGTCTCTTATTTCACCGAGCGGAACGGACTCAGTCTTGGCACCCTGAATAACCCTTTCTACTCCAAAAGCTCCGTTATCTGTTTCCCACGACTCGACAAATTCCCTGGCATTGTATGGATCGTACCCAAGACAAAGAACGGAGTACCTGACAGAATTTATATAGTCGTCAAGATCCTGATAAACTTCCTGCATATTTAAAACACTTCCGTTCATCACAATAAGACTTCCCTCTGCCATGAAAGTCTCATATTTTGCCCTTGTCGCTGATGGGAGCTTGGAAAACGTTCGCTCGGTGATATAGCTTCGAACCTTAACCCCATAATATTCATCTTGTAAGGGAAACAAAAACGTGAAGGCACAAAAGTCATCGCCCTGGGAAAGGTCAGCGCCTAATGCACACGGCATGTTCCAGTATTCGTGTTTTGGATGAACCTTGGTCTGCTCATATGTAAAGAAGTAGGTATATCCTTCCATAGGAATCCCAAAGCGCTTTGCCAAAATGTCGTTCCTGGTAGCCGGAGCGTTTTCTGCTCGTTCTTTGTCAAGCTCATATACTTCGTAGGAAATGGTCTGGCCGAGATTTGGATTAGCTTTGATCCACATTTCAGGCTGTTCAACCTCTTTTATGTCGTCAAGCCTGTAATACCAGATTGAGACGTGCGGATTTATGAACTTACCCTTAAGTATGTCCATAAGCTCCATTTTGATTGTGTCACCGACGTTGTCTCGAACAGTGCCTTCCGAACTCATTGCAACAATGACATAATCTCCATTCTTTGATGCACCTTGTTCTGCGGCACCGATTACGTCTTCTCTAACGTCGCCAGAAAGCCACTCATCAATAGTAAAGATCTTTGCTCTGCTACCCTGAAGTTTGTCTATCGACATAGGTCTTACTTCAAGAAGTGAGCCGTTAAGGAAATTTTGTATTCCTTTCTTTGTAGAAGCAAGCTTCACTCTATTGGCTCTAGATCCAGTCGTATTCTGAAGCGATCCTTCTGTTA